CCCCCCTTGCTGTGATATTCCTTCAGCGATAACCCTCAGAATCAGAGGTGTACGCCTCAATACAATTAGTGATGGCGTAAGAATGATACAGGTACAGCTAACAACAAAGAAGAGGCTCAACCCCTATTCAGAATAGTTTCCCGCCCCATGAGCCACTTCATAATTGAGCGTTGGTGATAAAGTCGGGTTTTCGTCCCGACCCTGAGAAATGGTAGTTGTTTCTGTCTTCTTCGATAATTCAACCGCAGAATAAACATCCCATATTACTTTTTCCCTTTCTTACCCTCGGCCATTAGAGTTTTCAGGCCTGAGCTCATATCCCTACCCCGGGATCCAGCGGGGCATAACTCGCTATATTGCCTACAATCGGCTTTTCATAGGTGTTAACCACTAAAGCCGCCAATGCATATCCAAGTGCCGCGATGTGGGGAAAAGCGGCTTTAAAAGAATTAACAGCCGCCACGCTAGTCAATTTTGTCAATTCCTCCCGAAGCACACGGCTTTTTCCAAAGTTTAAAACCTTATGGGTCGCGGATGTTTTTTCCCTGATTATGGCGAGATAGGTTTCATGGGCAGCGGGATCATCTACTGACGGCGCCTTGGACAAGTTGAATCCTGATTTACTTTTGCGTTTTAACATCATCATAGATTGATTGCAGATGTCGCCCAAAAACCGCTCCACGCACATCAGCCCCTTCAACTCCTGGCACTTGGCAAAAATTTCAGATGGATTTTTGTTCGCGTATTCGGCCAGTACCCAAATTGGGTGTTCGTCCAAATCTTTATTCACTTCAAGTTCTTCACCCAAGACAATCACAGCACCGGTGTTGGCTCCAGGCCATTGCATACCAGCATAAATACGCCGATATTTTCTCCCTGTTTCCGTATCAACATAATAAAAATTCGGCTGGCCTAAAAAGTCTGGAATACGTGATGTTTGATTGGTAATCATCTTTTTTCTCCTTATGTAAAATCACAGCCATCAAAAAAGCCACTGCTGCTAAAAGTTAAACAGAGCGCATCTGCTCGATCCGGGGATCTTTTCAGCAATTCCCGCATTGTTTCTTTCTTCATAACCCTGATCTTGCCGTTTTGGACCTCATAAGTCGGTGTCTGAAGCTCCTCGATTAAAATTTCATCCGGAGGTAGCATCGCCCCTGGATCGGTTCGCAACCATTCCCGGCAAGCCCACCAAAGCTGATCTCTGAGAATATGAAATTCACCTAATTCCGTTCTTTCAGTTGAAGATGAAGCAACCTTCACAGGATTAGCAGAACAGCCGGCCCTTTGCATATGAGGAGCAACACCGGCGCCAACGCCGGTCGCATCGACATTCACCCTCAAGACATTCCTGGTTTTGTATTCATCGATGGCGCGATCGCCGGTGGCGACGGTGTCCACACCGTTCCAGGTAACCATTCTCTCAACAAAGCCCCCATATCTGAAACAGGCAACATTTGAATCAGAACCAAACTCACCGATATCCTGCCCCATGATTGCAGATGTGCCTTGAGGTGGTATTTCTCCATGCTGCGCAACATAAGTCTCCCATCTTGAACGGGCTCTTGAAATCCACTCCTTGCTGATTAGCTGGTTGCTGCCCTGGGACGGATACTCTCCCAAAACCATGTAGCTAAATGCCGGTTCCATTATCTTATACCAACCGGTTTTTAGGGGCGGATAATCCTGACCGCTTTGGCTTTTAGCGATCACCCCTTCTAAGAATCGGGGCAGTTCAAAGCATTCGTTGTCTTTTTGCTCACCTCCAATTAATAGCCGGCACCATTCGTTTATTCGCCTGACAGTAGTTTGGCGGGTCACTGCCCCAGGTATCTTATCTTCGCCTGAAATTACATTTGGATGATTGAACGCTGATAAATGAACCACATTTGCGCGGCCATCCCGCTCCATTCGGTAAGCCTCTCCTAATTCAGCGCGTGGATTAAACATTATCAGTAATCGGGCATGGCCTCCCGAGCGACAAGACTCAATTCCACGGTAGACCTCATCAGGGATGGCATCCCCTTCATCTAAAATAAAGAGCAAATGTGGCGCATGTTTACCACTGAATTTGGCCTCCCTCTGGGCTTCAGTCCCGGAGGAAGGGATAGTAACTCCGGTCAAAAAACTCTGTGAGGATCTTTGGATGTGAAGGTTCGTGATTGTATCCGAACTAAACAATTCCGGATGTTTTTCTGAAATGCTGCCGATCTCCCCCCAGAGTATTTTTTTTAGGTTGGATTCCGGAGGAGCAGCAGCCGTATAAACCTGAGAATCATAAAAAACTTTGTACCACCAAACTGCTACTCTAGCTGCACCATGAGTTTTCCCGGTAGCATTGGCAGATTTAGCTATTGTGATAGGGTGCTTAAATACCGATTCCATCATTGCCTCGACTTCTTCGGTATAGGTCTCATTTAAAACCTGTTTACCAAAGGCGACAGGATCATCCTGATATTTGCCGAAGTCCTTATCAACTGACCCTTCTAAGGTCTTAATTGACGTTAAGAGTCCGTCGAATAGCTTTTTTTTCATTAAGTGCGTATATGATTCGCTTTCGTACATCAGGCGATGCTTCCCCTATTGCAGTCAATACCTCTTGCTGAAACTCCTGCACGGCTTTCATGTCATAGAGACATTGGAATATCTCAAGCTGCAATTTTAATTGACCTCGGATCTCTGCCATTGCTTTCAACGCCAGTTCACGGGGATCTTTAAACTTAAATTCTCTGACAAACTGTTCCCGATCACCAACACGAACTTTTTTAGTGTTGACCTGGCTTTCCAATACCTGCAAGGCATCACCATCCCCCTTCTGCCAGTTCATCAAGAGATCAAGCAACCAGTTGGCGTGTTCATTAATTTTTTGAAGCTGGTCAATAGCGTCGATGTTCTTGTCAACTACACGGTGAGCGTTTTCCAGGGCCACATTCTTGACTACGGTTATATTTAGTTGCTTTTTTGCTTTGGTGACCGCAGACTCAGAAACACCAAAAAATTGAGCTATCTCTTTTTGGGGTTTACCAGACCTAAGCATCTGACTTAATTTTATTTTGTTTATTTTCGCTTCCGGCATCAGGTTAAGTCCCGTTCAATTTGGTTAATTTCTTGACCTCTAAAAATTTTGATTGAGAGTGGGTAGCTTTGGTCATGTGAGACAGACAACCATTGACCTTTAAATTGATTGTTGGAAATCGTAATTTTGATTATTAAAGTCCTAAAAAGGAAGATCGTCAGAATCGATGCGTGGATCATATTTCTGTAATTCACCACCACTGCTAATGATAAATCGAGTGTTATTGACTGTAACCGAGTCGAAAGAGAAACCTGCCGCCATCATGGCTTTAACCTTTCTTTCGGCTTCAGCTTCTATCTGAATCCTTAATTGCTCATCCACCCAATGTGAAAACGCGTGGACACAATACGAAAGACTTCGAAGTTTTTTTGAAAGTTTTTGCTTATTGTCACTTTTTAGCTCAATAATTACCTTGTTAACTTTTTCTATTTCAGCTTCTGCCGCGGATCTTAAATCTTTGATGATTGTCATTTTGATATCCTTTCTTTATGCCCACCCTTACCCACTTCTGGGGGCAGCCAGAAGCACACTTCATTTATGATAATTACCCTCAATTATTTTGTGAAAGTTGCTTTCATTTATGATCCAGTCGAACGATGCCCGAAAGTTATCCTTTACAAGGCCCATCAAAAAGTCAGACTTGCTAATGTGGGTAAAGAAATCTTTCCACCAATCTAGGTTTTGGGTTTTATCGCTGGTATCCCATCGAGCTTTTAAATATTTTTTGCGATTATTGGTAATTTTTTGCACACTCGGCAGGGCCGGCAGCATCTCATTGTATAATCCAACAATTGGCTCATAAGGACACCTGCGCGCAGACGTATGTGTTTTTTTTTCATTCTTATCATTATTGTTAGTGGTTGTTTGATGGTGGTTGGATGGTTGAGCTGGTGATTGTTCCACTTCTTCGTTTATGTCAAAAACCTCTGAATTTATTAGTTTTGCTATCGTCCCCTTGTTGGTTGTTCTGATGGTTATAAATCCGTATTTGGTCAACCGGTTGGTAGCCTCTCTGTATTGACCGCGGGTTAAGCCGATTTTTTTATAGTCGCCTATAAGCGCCTCTCCTTTGTCCAAATGATGAACCGAAAATTCGTTTGTTCTTTTTGCGCGGCAGGCTATTTGAGCCAAAAGTACAAATGCGTTCCGATCTCTCATTAATTCTATGGTTTCTTGTGATTTAATCATTTGGATAAACTTTTTCATATCGCTGCCCCGATACAGAAGATCACACACTCAAGCTAGTCCTGATCGATTCTTTCCTATCATATGGCACAGCATTTGCGCCGATATGCATTGCATGTGCAACTAGTTCAAGTGTCCAAGTTGAGCCCGCTGAGCCCTTACGGTTTTTCAGAATTTTACAAATTAAGTCTGGTTGGGATTCAGCATCCGGCAGGCGATCGGCCCACACATCTGTGTCGCTTTCGTCCTTTGCGTGCTGCCACAGTCCCAGAACAAAGTCGGCGCCCTCTTCAATAGCACCGGAGTCTCTGCCCATATCAAGGGATATTTCAGACTGGCCTGAGCCACCTTTACGGCTAACTTGTGAAAGCAGTACAACAGGGATATTGAGCAACTTTGCAAGATTCTTCGTCCCAGTAGCTAATCGCGATGTTGTTTCATAAGTATTGGCTCCGGGTCCATCCATTAATCCCAAATAATCAATGCCGATGACTCCCACCTTAACGTTTTTCTCCGTCTCAATGAGTCGCACATATGCGGTGATGTCTGATAATGACACCCGTGTTGGAATGACAAAAAAGCGCTGTAAATCTTTCACAAATTGGCCAATAGCGATATCTCGCACCCCATTTGGCGATGTATCGGTAAACATGGATTCAACTTCCGGCCCGGTGCAGCCGTCCAACATCTGGAAATATCGCTCGGCAACACTGGACACTGGCATTTCGATTGAAAAAAACACCGCCGTCCATGCTGAATGCTGGACATAATTTTTTAAAAGATTTTGCAGCATTGCTGTTTTAAACGATCCAGACCGCGCCAGTATCGTTAAAACTTCACCACCAGCAACACCCCGGATGCGTTTATCAATTTCAGGAATCCCAAGGACGAAACGATTTTTCTTTAAATTAGCGATATGCTGCTGGTAAGCCTCAACCATCTTGGCGGCATCGTAGACATTTG